CCAACGCCGATGAAGCCGAACACGGCGGCAGCGATGTATAGGCCGGGCCTCGGTGGTCGCCCGTGGTCAATGATGACGCTGTCGCCCTCCAAGACGACCGGATCATTAGCGTCATCGCCAATGTAAGTCTGGAAAGCCCGGTCGCTGCTTGGGAAATTTGTTCTTACTGTTTGCCGCTTAACGCGGTCATCCCCTTCAAGCAGCCTGAACACCTGGTTAAAATCAACGCTCGGCACGTCCCGCCCCACACCTGATGCATCGACAAGGCTACCACCGTTAGGAATATTTTCAATTCCATAGAGAAACCATTTTACCGAGCGGCCAGTAAGCTGAGCTAGTATATCGAGGTCTTCGGCGCTCGGTATCGCCTTGCCTTTCTCCCACTTGTATACGGCTTGACCGCTGATGGGCGGGTTGCATGAAGCACCAACGGCCCGCTGTGACAGGCCCGCAGACTGGCGAGCCTCCCTTATCCGATCAGCAAGAGTCGTCATTTGCGCCCCGTCGATTTTGACGGGGGCATTGTTTGCACAACCAGTTTAGGTTTTGCCATGACCGATAGGTTGACACAAGACTAAACTTGCGGTTTATGATACGCGCATGATCAAGCGCAGACATGACCCAGGATTGCTTGCGGCAGTGAAGGCGGCTGGAAATTTTGCCCGCCTTGCCGAAGCGGTCAACACGACAATCCAGAACGTATGGCAATGGCACCGAGTGCCTGCTGGTCGGGTCCTCGACGTTGAGCACGCGACCGGAGTTCCAAGAGAAGTTCTTCGCCCTGATCTTTACGCGGCGCCCCGCCCCAAGCGGGCGCGTCCGTCTGCACACGTCTGAGTTTCCAGTACCTGCGTCAGTTCTGCGTCAATCCCATCGCTCTAGCGGTCGGGGAGCAGGTTTTCTTTTTGCCGAAACCGCGTCGGCACACAGAAAGCCGCAGCCTGTTCCCCGACCCCTGGCGCGACCAGGGCACCTCCACGGTGCAGCTCCCTCCCTAGACTTGGGCGGTGCTCGTCTTCGATCGGCGAGCCCGCCCCTTTTAAGGGCGAACAGAATGGAACTCACAGCGAAAGAAAAGCTGGCTTGGCCGCTCTACGCGGGCGGCAGCGCGATGGGCATCGTCTCGACGTACGCGCTCAGCGGGTTCTGGCAGGCTGTCGCAGCCACCGGAGCCGCTCTCATCACCGCAGCCGCAGGGCTTGGCCTTACCGGTCTGCGTGCAACTACGGGAGGTCGATGATGGAATCTGCGGCATCGATCAAAAAGGGGGTTAGGCGAGAGCATCGCATTCCCCGTCTCGGCAGCAAACTCCGGGAATTCTACGACAGCCTGCATAGGGCCGCCGACGCAGGAGGGTTCGTGCCTCGTTTGGCTGGCGACGACATTAAATCGCGCAACGTGCAAATACATCAATTGACGGTGTTCTACGGTTTGGACATCGCCACCATCCGCAAATCTAGTTGCGCATCCCGCCTCAAGGAAAAGGCCGTAGTCGACTGGCGCCTGAAGGGTGCGTATGTCGGTCGAGACTATTTCTACTATGAGTTGCCGGAGGCTCGGCTATGAGCGGCCAGCCCTACCTCACATTCGACGACACTGTTCGTCCAGCAGAACAGTGTTTGAAGATCCGAACAGCGTCGAACAGCGTCAGGAAACTGGCGGAAACTGTTCGCGTCGTCCGACTGCCGGATCCAGCCCTTGCCCAGATCATCAAGCTCCGCGGCCAGGGCTACGGCTGGGAGGACATCTGCGTCCTCATGCAGAGGGAAGGGCTTCTCGTCAGCAAGTATGACGTTCGCCGCTTCGTACTCGGTCCTCAATGCACGACGGCCGCTCGAAGCAGGGGGCTAAGAGCGGCCGTTAAGGGCATGCGGACGCAGAACTGAAACTCACATTCGACCCGACTAGCTCTCACACAAGTGGACCGAACACCAATGTCAATAGAGAATCGCTGCGGCGAAATCAAGGCCACCCTCCAGAAACTAACAGATGTCAAGTGCAGCCCGACAGCGCGTCTGGTGGCCGTGTTGGCAGCCTGTGGAATAACCGACACTGCCGAGGTTGCTTCCTTGGTCGGACGATCAGTACGCATGGTGCAGGTGGCGCGCAATGAGCTTCGCGAAACCCATTGCGCCGATGCGCAACACATTGCGCCAGACGCAATCCATTTCGCGAAACCTATTGCGCTTAGCGAAACCCATTGCGCAAAAAACGAAATGGATTGCGCCACTCGCGTGCATGCGCATGCGCAAATAGAACTTCCTTCGGAAGTACTTTCTACCAAGATTGTTAAAGATATACCCCCCCTCCCCCCTAAAGGCCCATCGAAGGCACGGTGCCTGGAAGCCTTCCACGCCTACAACGAAACCGCATTGCGCTGCGGGCTTCCGCAAGCTCGATCGATGACGAAGGAGCGCGAGAAGAAGATTGGGGCTCGGTTGAAGGAGGTCGGTCTTGATGGCTGGCGCCAAGCACTCGCGAACATCGAAAAATCGTCCTACCTGACCGGAAGCAACAAGGACGGCTGGCTAGCCGATCTGAAGTTTCTTCTGCGGCCAGATAACTTCCACAAAGTCTTCGATGGCGGATACGGCAACGGTCGGCACGCCAAGGCCCCGGTAGCAATCCGAATGGCCAAGTCTGAATCCCAGAAAGCTGCTGAAAACGAAGCCATGCTTCGCGAGTACGGCCTTCATCCGGAGTGCATCGGATGATCCAGAGGGACATGACGCCAGAGAAGGCAGACTTCATGGCCCGATGCTTCGTCAATGGGTCCGAGAAGCACGAAAAGAGCGGTCTTGTCGAGCCGATCAGTGGTGAGTGGTCGATCCGGTTTAGAGGACATCCATGGGTCAGGGACTCGGAAACTGAGGGTTGGGGCAAAGAGCTTCGTATGGCGTGCATCGGAGCAGCTCGAGAGCGGATCATGGCGGGCGTCAAGCCCGTCGACATGACGCCCAACGATGTCATGCCCAAAGCTGAATACATCGCCAACTGGCGTGATCAGGCCCGCAAGGAACGCGAAGCGCTGGAATGGCGCCGCGCGAACCCTGGTCACAAGTCGATCAATGGTCTGTCCGAGATCGACGGGCCTGGTCTTCTGCGTCGGCTCGGCATCACGCCACCAACAGACGGAGATTAACCCATGCTCACGAAAACCAACGCACGCCTGAAGCATTTCGCCGACAGCATCTCGCGCCTTGAGGAAGAGCGCGCTGAACTCGGCGTGGTCATCAAGGAAACCTACGAGACGGCGAAGTCAGAAGGCTTCACGCCATCCGCTCTCCGCAAGGCTATCAAGATCCACGCGATGGACCAAGCAAAGCGAGAGAAGCACGACGCGGAACAGATGGACCTCGAACTGTACCTGCAGCAGCTCGAAGGGAAGGCCGCTGAATGACCCGCGTTGAGCACATCGGCCCGCATACGCTGTACCTGGGAGACGCACGATGAACGACGCTTACGAGGATCTTTACGAGACCAAGCGCGAGGCTTGCGAAGTCGGCAAGTATCTCGGCGCCTCAGATGCCATCCGCAGAGCTGGCATCCGCCTCTCACTGCTCAGTGGCAAATACGAGAAAGCCGGAGACGCCGCCAAGTTCCACGCCGTTGAGGAATGCTGCGGTGAACTGCGCAAGATCGCAGACATGATTGAGCACAATCGCGAGCGGGACCAAGCCGGCGGTAATCATTCATGAGCAAGGTAGAGCGAATCGGCCCGCACGAACTTTGGCTAGGCGACTGCCGGGAAATCCTCCCCACGCTCGGCAAGGTCGATGCTGTCGTTACTTCGCCGCCATACGGCCAACAGCGCAAGTATGGGCTCGGCAAGTTCGACTGGCGCGCCGTCGTGTCTGGCGGGTTGGCTAGCGTGGCCGGATCCGAGACGCAGATGCTGGTCAATCTCGGCCTGATACATCGCGAAGGCCACGTCATCCGGTATTGGGACGCGCTGATCGCCGACATGGAGGCGAAAGGTTGGCGGCTGTTTGGTTGGTACGTGTGGGACCAGCTTTCGGGGATGGCTGGCGATTGGAATGGACGCCTAGCGCCATCGTTCGAGTTCGTTTTCCATTTCAACAAGACGCCTCGCGCAGTCAACAAAACCAAGCCGACGCTTGGCGGTCGCATTCATTCAGGCAACATGAGAAACGCAGACGGCACGGCCGATCTCAAATCTCACAACGGGCGTCCTGTCCAGCCGGTCAAGATACCTGACAACGTGATCAGATGCGTTCGGGAAACGGAGCCAGGGCCCAACGCCGAGCATCCAGCGCGGTTCCCGGTTCGCTTCGCCTTGGAACTTGTCGAGCCGTTCACGTCGCGCGGAGATGTCGTGGTGGACCCTTTCATGGGCTCTGGTACCACGGGCGTTGCCTGTCAGAAGCTCGGCCGCAAGTTCATCGGCATCGAGATCGAGCCTAAGTATTTCGACATCGCCTGCCGCCGCATCGAGGAAGCCATGAGGCAGCCTGATTTGTTCGTCGCGTCCCCACAACCCGCCGAACAACTCTCGCTTATCGAGGCCGCCGAATGATCTTGGTCACCATGGTCCTCTATCTCACTGTCGGCTTGGAGCTCTACATCGACGTTCCCCAGGAGGGGTGTGAGAAGACTGTCCAGTCCATCCGTGAGGGCTCCCGCGTCGCGATAAGGGATGCCCACGGGTACGAGTACGAAATTGAAAACGTGCGCTGCGTCCTCAAGCGTGAAGGAGAGGCAAAGGAGACGCCGATATCATGACCGACTTCAGAGACATCATCATCATCGTTTTGATAGCGGCTGCCACGGCTGCTGGCGTCGCCATCGTCATATGGAGCGCACCTTGAACATTCAAACGGCAATTGGGCAACTCGTTACAGCAATCTCAGCCATCGTTGCTCTCATCCCGTCGATTATAGGCTTGCTGGTTATGTTGATCGTCGTCGGCACGGTCGCCAATGAGATCGATCTTCTGAAAAACAGATGGCTACCGAGCATGGGGGCAACTGAGCTTGCCTATCTATGCGGGGCCTACTGGCTTTGGAGCAAGGCCAGATGAGCGCCGACGTCATCAACTTTCCAGGTCATAGCGTTGCCGACGTTCCAGCTGAGAACGTTCTGTTGAACGCCTTCGACAGTGACCTCAAGGAAGCGATCGTCATTGGTCGCTATCAAGACGGTCGCCCGTTCTATGCGTCCTCGCTCGGAGATGCCGGGCATATCCTGCTTGAGCTTGAGAAGTTCAAGAAGATGCTCATGGAGGCTTATTGCGAATGAGCTGGTACGCCGTAATGAGCACGCCTCAGAGGGAGTTCGACGCTGTATCCGTTCTCGCGGATTATGGCTACGAGGTCTTCACCCCTATCGAGCGCAAGCACTTGAAGCGCTACAAGGGCCAACGAGGAAACCGTGTCCGTGAGTATCCCATGATCCGCGGATACTGCTTCGCTCAGTTCGACAGAATCCCCTGGCATTTGCTTCGCGACGAGCGCGAAACCATACGTGGTGTGGTATCATCTGGCTATACGCCGACGCCTATCCCAGAGGATCAAATCGAGGCCGTCAAAGAGCTTTCCAACGTGCTCGTTCCATACACCAACGCAGTAGACACGCATCGCGCTCTGAGGTCCGGCCAGGTGGTGGAGATCGTCGCTGGACCATTCGCCGGTCACATCACGAGACTTGAGCACATCACCCTCGGCAAGGCCATGGCCCTCATCGACATGCTTGGCAAGGCCCATCCTGTAGAGTTCGACCTCGATATGCTGGAGGCGGTGTGATGAAAACCGTCGACTACGAGGCGCTGGCAACTGCATCGCCTGTCAACAGAGACGCAGCACTTGCACGTGATGGCAAAGGAGAGAAGGTTCCAGAACTTACCTACACCATCACGTGTGCGCATTGGGATGCGCCTCCAAAATCAAAGCCGATACCAAAAGGACAAGAAGACCGACGCGGCCAGAAGGTCGGCCGCATGACGGTGGTAGGATACTACGACAGTCACCCCAAGAAGGGATCTCGCTGGATCGTACGGTGCTCGTGCGGAGATTACGAAACGCGATTGAGCAAGGCGATCAAGAACCAGTCAAACACCCGTGACAGGTGCTCCAAATGCCGTCGCTTGGAAACGGTGAAGAAGATGGAATACTTTTACCGAACCGGTCGGAATTATGATCGGGAGAACTTCTAGCTATGACCACAAAGCCCATCAAAGGCGTCAAGATCAAGGACGGCCGTCTTGTCCGCACTCGTCCTTACAAAGATCGGAACAAGGAGCTGAAGGCTGCGCGGCTCGCCAAGGCGTGGGCAAACAAAACCCCCGCCTCTAAGAGCGGGGGCTAATACTTGACGGGTAGTTGATTTTAGAAGTCCGGTAATCAAGCAACGAGGCTTAGATGCATGTACTTGCCCGATCGCTTCGCAGTGATGATGCCGGCCTTCTCGGCCTTTCTCCACCGCTTCGACATCTCTGACGGGTCTACGCCTGCCAGCTTTGCCAGCTCGCTGTTGCACACTGTTTTGTTCAGTCCGGTGAGGATCTTTCGGATCTCCTCGATCTCCTCATCGGTGTACTCGCCGTCCTCTCGTTCGAAAGACAAGGCCTGAGGTGTTTCAGCCGGAACAGTGTTTGAAACAGCGTTGGACACTGGAACAGCGACCTTGCGGGTCCTGATCCCAAACCCGAATGCGAACACCGCGCCAAGCTCCAGGAACAGCGACAGAGAGAACGGGTCGAAGTTCTGGAACACTTCCTTGGCAGTGGCCTTGGAAGCCCCGAAAAGAGCCGCCCAGTAGGCGATCTTATCGGCCTTGCTATCCACCGGTGCCGGCGCGGTTGCCTGCTCCAGCTTCAAGCGAAGGGCATCAGCATGAGCTTTGCGTTGGTTCAGAATGAAGGTCTGTCCATCGCACTTCTTGCCTTTGCCGGTCGCGCATTCAGAAGCTGCCCACTTCTCGGACTCCGCAACGAGCTTGGAAGCCCGCTGGTAGTCCGCCGCAACCGTCGCGTACTGGTCGACGGTCTTGGTAGCCTGAGCCACCTTGGCGTCCCGCGTTTCCGCACGACGGCCCATGGTTTCGGCGACGATGATGCCGGATCCGAAGATCGCGAGCGCCACGAAGCCTACGGCCGATATCAGCTTCCATTCCTTGAGCGCCCGGAAGGCCTCATGGCCAAACAGGACGGTAAGGAACACGAGAACCGGCATCATCGCGTGCTCGAGCGTGAGGCCGGTGTGCTGGGCATCCCTCGTCAGAAGGGCGATGGCTGCTACAGCGGCAACAATTCCTGCAAACGTCGAAGGAAGGCTGTGCAGGTAGTACTTGGTGGTGTATGTGGTCTTCATGGTCATTCTCCTGGGTCAATCAGGTGGATGGTCTAGGGTCGGTGGGGCGGCTCAAACGCCCTTCCGATCCGAATAACATAATCGACAATAGACATAATGTCAAGTCGCTCGCCGGATATCCACAGGCCATATTGACATTTTGTGGATTTGCGGCTACATTGGCCGCATGAAACGTCAGTCATCAGGCTTCGATCGGCTCTACGCGCTTGTGCGGCGGCAGAAGCGGATCGCTGAGGCATTGGAATTATCGCCGGAGCAGGTATCGCGTATTGCCACCGGCAAGAGTCCGCCGCCCGTCTACATGGAAGCGATCGCGGAACTGCTCGAGCAGACCCCGCCGCAGGACTGGCCAGCCCGATGGAAATGACGTTTCCGCCCTCTGTGTGACTCAAGAATCACAGCCATCTCTCGCAAATCAGTATATCCGCGCATAGTAGGTGACCGATCGGCCTGCAGCCACCTCTGATCTCATTCGAGGAAGCGCCGCGCGACGGACACCCCCAATTCGCCCTTGGTAGGCGATAGGGTTTGAACGGGGATCGGATAACAAATCCGGCCCGTTAAAAGCTTGCAGAAATACCATCGATGAGATGGCCACGAGGTGGCCGCCCAGAATACCGCAGCGTGAGGGTTGGGCCGTACCGGTCGTGCGGCCGCTGTCCTAACTTCCCTCGTAAAGCGAACCGGCGCCGCTGCGGTTATCCATTCACATCAGGAGAAAGCCGATGCACGCCAAGATCATCGAAGTGATCGAGGTTACGGAGTTCGTCGAAGAGCCGATGTTTGGCGATCAAGGCGGTTCGATCGCCTTGCGCCAGAAGCGCAGATTCTTCCTTCCTGATGGCTCGGAGCTTTCAGCGGATGGCCGCGATGTTGTCCCGGCTCAGGTGCCCGTCAGTCCCAAGGTCCACATCCACCATCACGAGGACGGTTCCATATCGGGCTCGATCATCTGATCCCACTAACCCTGTCCCGCGTCCTTCAACCCCGGAGGACATGCAAATGCACGATTCCAATCCCAAGGTACTGCTGTACGTCGGCTATGCCGCGGTAGCACTTGGCTTCTGCATGACGTTCGAATTCGGTCGCTCCATGAGCTACCTGCACGCTGGCGCCATGGGCCTGCTCACCATCGCTGCGGCCTTCATGTGGCCCGAGGTCGATCGACGTTGGCGTGACAAGCGCAAGATCTCGGCCGGGCTCATGACCGCGGCTGGAATTCTATTCGTCGGCGTCGAGCTGTTCAGCCATCTGGGCTACACCGTTGGACATCGCATCCGCGATACCGAGGAAGCCACAGTTCAGAACGCCCGCTATTCGTCGGCTCAGGAAGCTGTGTCTGAGGACAAGACGAACCTCGCCATGTGGCAGGAGCGTCTGAAGAAGCTCGAGGCGGAATACGCCTGGCTTCCCACCGTGACGTCCGAAGCTCTACAGGCCCGCCTCGCCAGCGCAAATCTCGCGATCGAGCAGGAATCCAAGCGCGGCGGCTGCGGCCCCAAGTGCCTCGAGCGCACGAAGGAGCGCGACGAGATCGCCTCCCGCATGAACCTCGCCCGCGAGCGGGCCGAACTGACCGGGAAGATCGAAGCGACGAAGCGTGTCCTCGCCGGCGCCCGCGACAAGGCCGACACGACCGAGTTCAAGACGAGCAAGATCATCTCTCAGACAAAGTTCGTCAGCCAGCTTGCGACGTTCGATCTTGAGCCTGGAAAGGCTGCTCTCACCTGGGCACAGATCGGCATCGGCTTTCTCGTCGCCCTTGTGACGACGTTCCTTGGCCCGGTGTGCATCTATCTGTCCGGCCACAGTCTAGGCTCTCTCATCGGCCGCGAATCCCAACCCCAAGGGCGGCCAGAGGCTATGCCCGCTCCCACACATTCAAGACGTCCTATTGTTGCAGAGGCATGGAGGGATCGCTTCTACAAGCCCTCATGCAGAACACTCGGCGTCGCTCCGGTCTCAACGTGACCAGATACTACCTAGGGATCTCGTCATCTGGTCCCAACGTACTCCGCAACGTCCGGCTTGATGAGACAGGAGAACCACTCCTGCTCATCGACCAGGATGCAATCGCCAAGATCACCATCGATTTCACCGACTGGCTCGAGACAGGGGAAACGCTATCAGGTCTCACGGCGACCCCTCGCGGATGTGAAGTGTCAGTTTCAACATCTGGACCGAAGTCTGTTCTCACCATCAGTGAGGTAACGAGCTTCGACGACGGAGATATCACTATCATCGGCACGTCTTCCACTGGCGAGAAGTACCGCGGCATCATTCGCGTTCGCAGGACAGCCAGATACAGAGACGAGTCCACGTTGCATGGGGATTACGTGTGAGCCTCATCTATTCATCTAAAGTAGACACTAAATAGACCATGGCAGCGGGTAAAAAGACAGGCGGGCGCCAAAAAGGCGTCAAGAACAAGACGACAGTGGAGCGTGATACATTCGCGCGCTCGGTCGCCGAGGCTGCCGCTAACCAAGGCGAGTCCCCGCTAGAGTACATGCTCCGCGTCATGCGAACTAGCGAAGACGATAAGCGTCGCGATGCCATGGCGGTAGCGGCAGCCGCCTACGTTCATCCGCGCCTCGCTGCTATCGAGCACACAGGCGAGACCACGCATAACATCGTCACCGACAAGCCGCTGTCCGCCGACGAATGGCAGAATGCTCACGCAGACCCCGCATCGGCTAATTAACGTCGTCTGGCGGCCTCAGATCGGTCCGCAGAAGGCGCTCGTCGATTGCCCCTACCGAGAGATCTTCTTCGGCGGCGCACGCGGCGGTGGCAAGACGGACGGCGTGCTCGGAAAGTGGGCCCTCAAAGCTCAGCGCTATGGCGACAAGTTCAACGCCGTGATGTTCCGCAGAACCACTGTCTCAAGCGAAGACGCAATCGAACGGAGCCGGCAGATCTTCAAGCCACTTGGCGCTGAGTTCAACGGATCGAAGAACATCTGGCGGATGCCAGGCGGCGGGCGCGTGTCATTCGCATATCTCGACAAGGTGCAGGACGCTGACGAATACCAGGGCCGCAACGTTACCGACGCTTGGGTTGAGGAGGCGGGCCAGTACCCTATGCCAGACCCGATACTGCGTCTGTTCGGCGTTCTCCGATCAGCGCAGGGCATACCGACGCAGCTCATTGTGACTGCGAATCCTGGCGGCGCCGGCCAGCACTGGATGCGCGATCGCTACGAGCTTCACCCGTTCCCGAAGAAGCCCAAGGTGCTCAAGCGCAAGGTCACGGACGAACTCACTCACGAAGTGGCGGTTATCCCGTCGCGCATCACGGACAACCGCATCCTGCTTGACAACGACCCTGCCTACATCACGAACCTGCACATGGTCGGTAGCAAGGAACTGGTCCGCGCATGGCTTGAGGGCGATTGGTCGGCAGTCGAAGGCGCATTCTTCGACGGATGGTCCGAGAAGCGCCACGTCGTTCAGCCATTCAGCGTGCCCAAGGATTGGATGCGCTTCCGGTCTATGGACTGGGGATTTGCGCGTCCGTCCTCCATTGGATGGTGGGCCATCGCGAGCGATGACTATCCAGTAGGGGATGGGCGAGTTCTGCCCCGCGGCTGCATGGTGCGCTACCGAGAACTCTACACGGCGATCAAGCCAGATGTGGGCATGAGGCTGGATGTTGAGCAGCTCGGAGCGCTTCTCAAGTCCAAAGAACAGGCGGGCGAGCAGATATCGTACACGGTCGTCGATCCTGCGATGAACTCTGAGAACGGCGGGCCTTCGATGACGCAGCGCCTGGCCAAGGTCGGTGTTCCGTGCCGGCCTGGTGACAACACTCGTATCGGCAAGAACGGCGCCATGGGTGGTTGGGATCAGTTCCGCTCTCGCCTCCGTGGCGAGGCCAACGACAGGCCGATGATGGCGGTGTTCTCGACATGCAAGGACTTCATTCGCACGGTGCCGGTCCTTCAGCATGATCCCGACAGGCCAGAGGACGTGGACACGGAGAGCGAAGACCACGTGGCGGACGAGGTTCGCTATGCCTGCATGTCTCGCCCTTGGGTTCGCGCTGTGAAAGACGCGCCGGCCAAGAAGCCTAACGACTACAAGAGAATGAATACTGATCAGGGGAGCTGGCGCGCCTGATGGCTATCGCTGTCACGGCCTCATCACCAACTGACCGTCCCGAACGCAAAGAGCCAGATGTGCTGTCCAGGCGCATGAAGTGGTTCCGCGCCTTCGAGCAGAACAAGCAGTCGGAGATGAACGAGGGCCGAGAGGCCCGCCAGTATTACCACGACAAGCAGTGGACAGACACGGAGATCCGTCGACTACGCAATCGCGGCCAGCAGGCGACTGTTCGCAATCGCATCAAGCGCAAGATCGACTTTCTCGTGGGCATCGAGCAGCGGTTGCGTCGCGATCCGCGGGCATATCCACGCACACCCAACCACGAGAAGGATGGCGACACGGCAACCGCCGGTCTGCGCTTCGTGTGTGATCAAAGCCTATGGCCCAAGGTTGCATCAGATACGATGCACGATGGCTTGGTCTCTGGAATGGGTGTGGTGTTCATTGGCATCGCCGATCAGGATCCGTCGATCATGGACGTTCCAGTAGATCGGTTCTTTTACGATCCGCGTTCGATCAAGCCTGATTTCTCCGACGCTCGCTACATGGGCTTGCATCTGTGGCTAGACGTTGACGATGCCAAGGAGCGTTGGCCGGACAAGGTCGACGAAATCGACGACATGATGGACGCGAGCGGAAGCCAGTCCACCACGTCTATCGTTGAGCAGGACCGAGACGAGCAGTGGGGTGATCTTGAGAATCGCCGCGTTCGAGTCGTCGAGTTCTGGGAGCGCAAGCGCGGCGGGTGGCACTACAGCTATTTCTCCGGCCATCTTGAACTTGAGAGCGGTCCAAGCCCGTACAAGGGCCTAAAAGGCGAGCCTGACTGCCCTTATGAGGCGTGGAGCCCTTATATTGATGAAAAGGGCCAGCGCTATGGCCTGATCCGGACGATGAAGTCGATCCAGGATGAGATCAACTACTCGTCTTCGAAGATGCTGCACCGGCTCGCAACGCGGCAGTTCTTTTACCATGAAGGTGCGGTTGACGACGTCGATGCGTTTGGCCGCGAACTCGCGAAACCCGACGGCAAGATCAAAATCAACGTCGGGTCGGAATGGGGAAAAGACGTCGGCATTGTAGACGACACCGTAGAGCTTCGCGGTGAGGCCGAGCGTCATGCCTTGGCACTGGCCGAGATGGAGAACTACGGTCCAAACCCTGGTCTCACAGGACAGGGAGAGGGAGTAGACGGTGCATCCGGGCGCGCGCTGCTCGCTCAGCGCGACAGCGGCATGACTGAGCTTTCCCCCGTCTTCGAGCGTCACCGGGACTGGAAACTGCGCTGCTACCGCAAGATGTGGGCGCGCATGAAGCAGGCTTGGACAGCGGAGCGCTGGATCCGGATCACCGACGACAAAGACGCCATTCAGTTCGTACCGATGAATCAGTACGAGATGGACCCGATGACGGGCCAGATCGTGGCGAACAACGTGGTTGCCGAGATTGACGTCGACATCATGCTCGACGAAGGCCCCGACACGATCACGATGAACGAGGAGCTTCTGCAGACGCTCTCGCAACTCTCCTCCGTGCCCCCACCGTTGTGGAAGGTGTTCATCGAACTATCGAACACGCCTCAGAAAGAGAAGCTGTTCAAGATGCTGGATGAGGCGCAGCAGGCAATGGCCGAGCCGCCCGATCCGGCGCTCGAGCTCAAGGCGCAGGAGATGCAGCTCAAGACCCAGGAGCTTCAGGTTAAAGGCGAACAGGAGCAGATGAAAGGTCAGATGGCTCTGCAGAAGGGTCAGATGGATCTCATGATCGCCGACAAGAACATCCAGCTCAAGGACATGGAGATCCAGGCCAAGCAAATCGAAATGGCGGGCCAGCGCGAGATCAAGATGATTGAGCTTCAGGCCGAGGATAGACGCCAGCAGTTCGACGAGCAGCGCCACGCACGCGAACTTGAGAGCATGGACCGCAAGGGCAAACAGGACGAGGCCGCCTTCAAGCAGAAGCAGGCACTCGCCAAGAAGACAGCAGAGAGCAGAGCCGATGGACCATGAAGAGATGCGCATGGAGTGCCTGAAGATGGCGCTCTCTAGCGGACACAGTGGCGGCAGCGCGACCAAGGAAGCCGAGCGCCTCTACAATTGGATTCGCGGCCGCGGACAGTCAGAAAACACCGAAGTTGGCAGCGGCTCGCACCGCGCGAACGTTGTCGGCAAGGATGGCGTGATCGATAAGCCGCCGTTCAAGGATTACAAGCCTGAGTGATTAGCGATCGTGCGTAAGCCTCGCCGGGCTCTAAGCGGCGTTTCGCGGTCTGCAGGCGATACAGGCAGAACCCCGCCTCGTCAGGGCGACACCTGACGTTCTCGTGACCAGCAACGACATCGCGGAGAGAGACCATGACGATGACCGAAGGGTCAGGCGACGACGACGTATTTGACGGCGTGTTCGATCGTGAAACACCGCAGGAAACTGTGGTTGACACGACGAACACCGAAACACCGTCAGGTCCGCCGAGGGATGAGAGAGGCCGGTTTGCTTCGTCTCAACCGCAGCAGGAAGCCCAGGCTGAACTTCAGCCGCAGGCCGAAACGACGCCGCATCAAGATCCAAACGCCAATCGCCACGTTCCGCTCTCAGAACACCTGGGCGAGCGCACCAAGTACAAGGAGCGCATTTCCCAGATCGAGAAGTCGCAAATGGAATCCGAGGCTCGGGCGAAAGCCTACGAGCAGCAGATCCAGCAGCTTCTCAATCAGCGGCAACAGCCGCAGCCCCAAGTACATCAGCCAGTCGAAGAAGAACCTGACCCGTACTCAGATCCGCAAGGGTGGGCAAAACACCAGCGCGATCAGGTCACGGAGATGCTGAGGCAAAACCGAGCCGCCATGTCACAGCGCTTTGCTGTGCAGCAGTACGGAGCGGAAGCTGTTCAGCAGGCATTGGCGAATGTTCCGAGCAACGTCGCCAACAATCTCTATGTCAACTCTGCCGATCCCTTCGGGGATTTGATGGAGTGGCACAAAGAGCAGCAGGTTCGAAAGGAAGTCGGAAGCGACCTTGATGGCTACAAAAAGCGCATCGAGGAAGAAGTCCGACAGAAGGTGCTGGCCGAGCTGAAGGCCGGAGGGGCGAGCGGTCAACCGCAACCAAAGTTCCCAGGCTCATTGGCCGCAGCAACAGCGACCGGGGAGCAAGGGGGACACCTTACCGAAGAGGCGGCGATGGGAAGCATCTTTGCCACTGGCAGAGATCGCCGCAAGTAACCCCGCGTTCGTCGCCTCGTGATCCAACCCTCGTCACGAGAGAACCCCAATGGCAAATACGCAGGTCCTTTCCGGACTCGAACTCACTAAGTGGCGTCGCGACTTTATCCGCGAGTACGTGCGCGACTCCGGCTTCTCGCCCTACATGGGCGACAGCCCCATGGACATCATCCACGTCATCAATGACCTTAAGACGGATGGCTACACCATCCGCGTTCCGCTCGTCGGCCGCCTTCAGGCATCGGGCGTTCAGGGAAACTCTGCTCTGTCCGGTCAGGAAGAAGCGCTTGACCAGTACTACAACGACATCTCCTGGGAGTTCTATCGCCACGCGATTGCGGCGACCAAGAAGGAAAAGAAGAAGAGCGCGACCGAATTCATGGCCGTCGCTCGCCCCCTCCTTCGCGAATGGTCGTCCGAGCTGATCAAGTACCAGATCATCGATAGCTTCCACAAAATGTCGGGCGGTGCAAAGTTCTCGGCCGCCGACGCCACGGCTCGCAATGCCTGGAGCGCCAACAACATTGACCGAGTTCTCTACGGCGCGACGACTGCCAACTACTCTGGCACGCACGCAACCGGCCTGACGGCGATCGACAACACCGACGACAAGCTCACGCCTGCCCTCGGTTCGCTCGCCAAGTTTGTGGCGCGCACCGCGAACCCGCACATCCGTCCGTTCAAGACCGGCACGCAGGGCCGCGAGTTCTACGTCATGTTCACGCATCCGCTCGCGTTCCGTGACCTCAAGAACCATGCGACCATGACGCAGGCAAACCGTGATGCGCGCCCGCGCGATGTGGACAGCAACCCGATCTTCCAGGACGGCGACCTCATCTACGACGGCGTGATCTATCGCGAGATCCCGGAGTTCTACACGGCCCGTCAGGGAACCGGCGTCAACTCCGAGACGACGTTCTCGAACGGCACCATCCAGTGCTGCGCCAACTTCCTCTGTGGTGCTCAGGCGCTCGGATTCGTCAACAAGCAGGCCGCGCTCCCGACGTCCAAGAGCGAGGACGACTATGGCTTCGTCGACGGCGTCGGCATCGAGCTTGCTCACGGCATCGACAAGCTGCGCTGGAACAACGGTGCAAATGGCGCCCTGAACAAGGATGTCGGCATGGTCACCGTCTACACCGCGGCGGTTTCGTGATCTCAGGCTTGAAAGGAAACTGATCCAATGGCTGTTTACGAAACCTCCAAATCGGCCCGCTACGGGGCATCAGTAGGGCAGGGCTGGTCCCGTCAGCATGTCGTGGACTGCGCCATCGTTGCGCTCGGCACGGGCATGATCGACAACGCCGACGACGATGTCGGCCTGCTCTGGCTCCCGAAAGGTGCCGTCATCACCGGTTGCACCCTTTCCGTGACCGATATGGATGGCTCTACAGGCCTAGTTCTCGATGTCGGTATCTCTGGCACCGAAGAGCTGCTGATCGCCAACGCGACCACCGGCCAGGCCGGAGGCATCAACGCCACGATGGCGCAGGCGGCCCACCTCTATAAGTGCGCTGCCCGCACGCAGGTTCGCCTGTACATCAGCACGGCGGCGAGCTCTGGCGTGGCTGGCACAGCGAAGTTTCATATCACGTACTTCGTGGATGAGGACTTCGACACGACGGCGCTCGTGCCGTTTGTCGGCTGAGGATAACGAGGGCGGGGAGCGATCCCCGCCCTTCACCGGAGACACCTCATGGAATTCATGTACGTGGGCGAAGAAGCCGAGACGACTATTTTCGGCATCACGTTCAGGAGAGGCGAGGCCGAAGAGGTCACCGACGAGCGCGCAATCCGCAAGTTGAAGAGCAGTTCCCTATTCACGCACAACAGCTCTGCTGAAGTGCCTCCGTCCGAAGAGCCGAAGCGCCGCGGCCGCCCGCCGAGAGTTGAGAATGCCTAAGAGCAAGGCCCAGCTATCCACGGCTGTGCTCCGACAAATGAACGTCTACGGACCGGACGAGACTCCGAGCGCCGAAGATGCGTCGACCGTCGAGGCCAAATACGATTCCAAGCTCCTGGAATGGCGCGACGAGGGCCTGATCTATTGGGACAACGGATCGAACCGTAACACCGAAGAAATCCCGGACAGGGTTTTCTCGGTGTTGTGTGACCTGATGGAAAACGAGGTCCGCAATCAGTTCAAGTCGGACAACCCTCCTGTGCAGAGGATGGCTCAGGAAGTCGCATTGCTACGTCGCCTGCGTCGCCATCTCGCCAAGAAGCCTTCCGGCGAGTCCACGCCATTCTCGAGCTACTGAGGTACTGACGCATGGCTGACGTAACGATCTCTGACTCTGGTGCTCAGCGAGGTCCGCGATTCAGCTTGCTGTCGATGAGCTTTGCATCGGCGTGTTCGCTCAGCACGCGCAGTATCTCATTGGCAATCGTCGGATCGTGATCGGCCGACCACATCGACGCGACCAGCTTCTTGTCAAAGAGAATGTGGAAGTGCGTCCCGAGATTGGTGCGCCCTGTATCCAGCGTAAAGCGAGACATAAATAAAATCCTCAAGGAAAACTAGTTGACCCTGATCCCCCTAGAGATCGGCACACAGTCTAACTATGGCCGCTATGGCCAGGATGGCAAGGCCCGTCTCATCAACGGTTATGCGGAAGAATTGGGGAAAGAGGGCAAGCACCCTTACCCGATCTATGCGTTTCCGGGGCTTTCAGACTTCGCGACGCTTACAGACGGCGGCGCGGTGCGGTGCATGATCGATCTCGACAACTACCTCTACACGGTAGCCGGGAGAGCGGTTTATCGAATCGACACAAGCGGTTCTGGCGGGTCTGTTCCGATTGGCGGTCTCGCCTCTGATGGTCATGTCACCATGGCCCGCAACCGCCGCGCTCCGAACGCACAGATTGCCGTGGTTTGCGACGGCGCGGTCAAGATCATCACCGGCACCACGGTATCTGATCTTGGGGATAGTGACCTTCCACCTCCAAACAGCGTATTCTTCCTCGGCGGCTACTTCGTGTTCACGCTCCCAGATGGCAAGTATTTCTGGTCGGCGATTGATGACTCGGCTGTCGATGCCCTAGATTTCAGATCAGCGGAAGCAAACCCAGACGGCCTAGTGATCGGCAAGGCGCTAGGTCAGACGGCAGTCCTATTCGGAGGCCGCTCGACTGAGTTCCACACCCTCACTGGCGGTGCCGAGGTGTTCGCCCGCCAGCACGTCATCAACGTCGGATGCTACGCGGCTGGATCAGTTGCTGAGATCCCGATCATCACGCCGCAGGTGATTACCGACTCTCTCGCGTTTGCCGCGACTGACCGACAGGGAGCATACGCTGGCATCTGTGTGATCGAGAACCTATCGGCTAGGAAGATCTCAAATCACGCTGTTGACCGCGCTGTAAGGGACGAGCCTAACCCCCTCTCGATTACCTCGTGTTCATGGTCTGACGGTGGCCATGCGTTCTACTCCATCAGTGGATCCTCGTTCTCGTGGTGCTGGGATTCCTCTACCGGCCAATGGACGGAGCGCCAGAGCTACGGCTTGCTCCGCTGGAAGGTCCGCTCGGTTCAGCAGTTCGGCGGCGGCCTCATTGCCGGGGACTACACGTCGAACAAGCTCTACCGCATGAGCAACACCGTTTATGCTGAGGGAACCGATCCCCTTATCATGACGGTGCAGACGCCGCCGCTTCATGCGTTCCCAGAGGCGTTGGAATTCCTCGCCCTCTACCTCGACGTGATCCCCGGTGTGGGTATCGAGTCAGGAAACGATGAGAACACCGACCCTGAGATCATGGTCTCATGGTCTGACGACGGTATCAACTTCACCCCTCCCCGTTTTATAAAAGTCGGCAAGATGGGCGAGACCATCAAGCGGGTTAAGACCCATCGCCTCGGTCAATCGAAGCGTGGTGGCGGCGGACGCACCTTCCGGTTCTCTGTTTCCGCCGCGGTTGTGAAAGGCATCATGGCCGCTGCCCTCGACGTGAACAAGATCGCCGCATGACGCTGATCCTCCCACCTCCAGCAACTCCCTTGGTTGCTCAGCACGGCGGCATGAACCAGCCCTGGCTTGAAGCCCTATCCAGGGCGTTGAAAGACGTCGACGCGGCGAGAGGGACTATCAACGGTCTCGGCACGGCGTCTGCTGAGGACATCGGAACATCTGGCGATAAGGTTCCGATGCTCAATGCAGGAAATGTGTTCTCAAAAGCTCAGACCTTTGATGTCGTCACACTCATTGATGCTCCGTCTATCGCTTGGGACTGGTCACTGGGACCGATCGCGAAGGTCACATTGAAAGACAACCGTGCTCTCGCAGCTCCGACCAACATTCCGACCGGCAAGGCCGGAACCTGGTCGCTGTTTGTGCGTCAGGACGCTGTTGGAGGTCGAACACTGACGCCAAATGCTGTTTATCTGCCGCCAGGCGGAGAAGCGATCGAGCTGTCAACCGATCCTTATGCTCTCGACATCATCACGTTCATTACCGATGGCGAGCGCATCGGAATGGCGCTGTCGCTGGACCACAAAGCCGTATGAGCCTGCCAATAATTCCGTTCGGGCTCGGCAGGCGGATTATAGGTGATGGATCTCCAGCGCCAGCCCTGCTCTTGCACTTTGATGGAGCCAACGGGTCTTCAACGTTCACCGACAGCTCTAAGTTCTTGCGAACGGTAACGCGATCATCCTCCGGCGTTTTTATAAGCACCTCTCAGTCTGTATTCGGCGGTGCATCGGTGCTGTTCGATGTCATCGTATCGTATCTTGACGTCATCGGGACCAACGCCGATCTCGCGCTAGGGTCTGGTGACTTCACGATCGACTTCTGGATAAGACCTGACACCTTTTCGGGCGGATGCTTCTTGTT